ATAACATTATTTATAAAAAAAGGTTTCTAGGGTTTATGTCTTTCAATATATCGGATTTCAAAGCACAAATTACTAACTCAAAATTTGAAGGACTTGCAGTTTCTTCAAAACATTTGTTGGAATTAAATATTCCTCCTGTATTAAACTCTTCAATTCTCGGAGGATCTTCTTATCCAACAGCAAGCGAATTAAGTTTCTTTTGTGATACTATTAATATTCCAGGAAAAAATATCAATACTTATGATTATGTACCAGATGGTTATGGAAGAAAATTGACTATACCTGTTGGGCGAACTATTGATAAACTTACGGTAACATTATTTTGTGATTCAAATAGAACTATTCATGAGTTTTTTATGAATTGGTTAGGAATTATTACAGGATCAGATATAGCTATAAATATCTCAGGAAGAGCTCGTCATGAATTAGCATATAGAAAAGAATATATTACTGATATTAGAATAAAAGGATTTTCAGAATCTGGTAATGAAAAAGTAACATATCATTTATTTAACGCTTATCCAACTCAAATAGGAGGTTTGACTACTGGTTGGGAAATGAATGATACAATTCTTAAATTAAGTGTTGAGTTTACTTTTGAAGAACTAAAAATGGTAAAAAGCTCATTTGATATTGCTCAAGAACAACCAGTAAATACTCAAATAGATTTATTTACTCGGGTTGCTCAACTCGGAACAATTGCAGGAGTCATAAATAGTGTACGTAGACCAAGAAGTCTTCAAGATTTAATCAATCTTGGAACAACCGTTAGAACAGTTTCTAGAGGATTAAGATTTTAATCTTGTATAGCTTAGTAGCTATTATAACACATTTCAAAATGTTGTAAACCCCAAAATGAATAAAAAATGGAGAATAATATGGCTTTACCGAAAATTGATACACCTATCTTTATATTAGAACTTCCTTCAACAAAAGAAAAGATTAAATTTCGTCCATTTACAGTGAAAGAAGAAAAAATTCTTTTAATGGCGGCACAATCAGAAGATGAAACTGATATTGCAAATGCGATTGAACAGATTTTGGTAAATTGTATTATAAGTAATGTCAATTTATTTGAATTTACGACATACGACGTTGAATATGTGTTTATAAATCTAAGAGCAAAATCAGTAAATAATATTATTGAGTTATCTTTTATTGATGAAGTCGATGAAGAAGAATATAAAGTTTCATTTGATATTGATGATGTTCAACTGAAAACTATTGAAAGAACAAATATTATTGCAATAAATGATGAAATTAGTATAACTATGATTGATCCGACGTATAAGGTAGTAAAAGATTTACAAGCACAGAATTTATCACAAGATAAACTTGTTTTTAATATGATTGCAAAATGTATTGACAAGGTTCTGATTGGTGATGATGTTTTAATATTAAAAGACCATACTCAAAAAGAACAGGAAGAATTTATTAATTCATTATCTTCTAAAAATATGAGAGACATTGAAAATTATCTTGAATCAATGCCTAAACTTTCTCATGATATTGTTTATACAAGAAAAGATGGTACTGAAATAACTAAAACTTTAGAAGGAATGAATAATTTTTTTACTTAATGATGATTCATAATAATATTTCAAATTATTATCGAATCATCTTTTCTTTAGCTCAACATCATAACTGGTCTATAACTGAAATTGAAAATTTAATACCATTTGAGAGAGATTTATACGTCGAAATGTTATTAGAATTTATTGAAGAACAAAAACAAAAAGAATAATAAAGGCACTTTTATGGCTGAAATTACATTAAAAAACGTAATAAACTCTATTGAGAATAATGGAGAAGAAACAAGAACTACTATTAAAAGTAGTTCTGATTCTTTACTTAACTCTTTAAATAATATTAATTCTTCATTTACTAAATTTTTTGAAGTTATTAAAGAAACTATGGCCCGACAAAATGTTCAAAATAAATTAGCCGATAAATCGGGAGGTTTTTTTGCTAGATTATTTGGAAGAAAAGAAAGTAATACCAATGAAGATGTAGACAAATCAGAAGAGCCAGAAAAAAAGAAAGGGTTTTTTGCAAAATTATTTGGAGCAGTTGCTGGTGGGTTTGGTTTAGTAAGTATTGCTAAGGCACTTATGGGTGGAATCAAGACATTTTTAGGTTTAATATTTAACCCAAAAAATTTACTTCAACTAATAGGCAAACTTGCGTTAAGGTTTAGTCCTTTAGCAATTGTAAGTAGTATTATTGCTGCGATTAGTGGAGGTATTAGTAGCTTCTTCGAAAGTGAAAAAACCACTTTTTTAGCTAAATTGAGTGAAGGGTTTAGTGGAGCAATAGGACAAGTAATCGAATTCTTTACTTTTGGTTTAATAAAGAAAGAAAATGTGACGGAACTTTTAAAACCATTAACTGATTTATTTGAAGATATTGGTATTTGGGTGCTGGATATGATTGATAAACCCGGAGAAGCTCTTGACAAGGCCATTGCAGCTATGACTAGAGTTGGTATTTGGTTTAGTGGTGTTTTAGGTAATATATGGGAATCTTTGGGATTGGACGATCTCACTAAAACACTTTTAGGCACAAAAATTTCTGGAGAGAAGGTTACTAAGTTTGTTACAAATCTTTTTTCCTCTAAACCAGAAGAGGGTTATTTTAGCATTGTAAAATCTGTGTCTGATATTTGGTCTTCTGTAAAAACTTGGTTTGAAACAAAATATACAAATTTAACAAAATTACTAAATGATTCTTGGATAAGCATTGTAGGCGAAGGCAGTATACTAGATATGATCTGGTCTCCATTTAAATCTGCTTTAGAATGGCTAGATAAAAAATTCTCTGGTATTGAACTATCTACCGTTTGGATAAGCATTGTAGGCGAAGGCGGTATACTAGATATGATCTGGAGTCCATTTAAATCTGCTTTAGAATGGCTGGACAAGAAATTTGGCAGTATTGAACTATCTACCGTTTGGACTGGTATTGTTGGTGAAGGTGGAATACTAGATATGATCTGGTCTCCATTTAAATCTGCTTTAGAATGGCTGGACAAGAAATTCTCTGGTATTGAACTATCTACCGTTTGGAATGCTATTGTTGGCGAAGGCGGAATACTAGACATGATCTGGAGTCCATTTAAATCTGCTTTAGAATGGCTAGACAAGAAATTTGGCAGTATAATTGATGATCTTTCAAAAGATTTCACAAAAGTGACAAATTGGGTATCTTCTATTCCAAATAGAATATTGTTTGCTGCTGAAGAAATGTGGATTAATACAAAAGCTGATTTAAAAAAGAATTTTATTGCTTTTGTTGATTATATTACAAGTTTGCCTAATCAAATGTTATTAATGGCACAAGAGACAGTATATGAGTTTCTTAGTAAAGCTGGCTTGGTAGGTCGCAAATTGGCTGAAACCCTTGGATTAAATGAAGAATCATTAAAGAAAGATAGAGAAAAGTTAAAGAAATCTGATAATGATTTACGTATGCAAATGGACACAATTGATTTACAGAAATCAAAAGAATTAGCAGATTTAGAAGCGCGAAGAAAAAATGCAATGATTAAAGAAAATACAGAATCAAATAATAACAAAATTCCAACTTCAATTATAAATAATTCACCAGTCGATGGAAAAGTTACTAATTATTATAATAGTTATTATAATAATTATTATGGTGGATCTACTGTAGTTCCCGGAATGCCAACTCCGTTACCACAATAAAAAAAGAGGGAGAACTTTCGTTCTCCCTCTCGGCTCCCTCCCCAACTACTTCTATAAATCAATCTTCTTCATTTGCTAACTTTTGAAAGAATGATAGACCATCCTCTTCGCCATCATCAGTAGACCAAGGTGGATCATTTGCCTCTTCAACAGCTACTGCCGATTTTTCTTTAAAAGATGGCTTAAAGTCCATCTCTTCTCGTTCAACAGTATCATTAACAACTTCGCCTAATGCAAGAACTTTATATAATTTTGTCTTGAGTTCATCATAAGACTTATAATTCTTGGGATCAACAAACTCTTGAAGAGAATATTGAGAATTCCAAATAGATTCGTACTTTTCATCATCTTCATCGAATAAAGAACCTGGTTCTGCAAATACTGATCGATCGTAATTAGAATACCCTTCGACATCTCGAATCTTAAGATTGAAATTTGCACCAGTCCAAAAATCAAATGGATTGAATGGTTTTTCATCTGGAAATTGAGGGTTCATTGCTTCATTAAGCTTCTCAAAAATCTTCTTACCATACTGATATAGAAAAACCTTACCATTATTTTCTGGATTTGCTGGATCATTGATCATATAGATATTTGAGACATATTTCTCTCGGCGCTTTTGCTTTCGAGCAATCTCTTTATTTGCTTCAATACCACTATTCCAGAGTTCTGAATTATATTCACCAAGAGGATCTGGTTGTCCAATAGAGGTCAAAGATTTCTCAATGTACCACATACCAGTCTTACCTTTGAATCCATGATCCCAATAGCGAACAAAAGGCATATCTTCATTTGGTGGTGCTGGTAAAAACCGAAAAGTAGCAAAACCATTCTTGGCTTTATCTAAAGTAGGTTTCCAGAAACGATCATCACTAAAGTTTTGTTTGCCTGTTTTAAATTTTTCAAGTTCTTTTGAAAGCATATCAACATCGCGATTAAACTTTTTAAGTTCTGCAAAAGATGTTACCATAAATATTTTCTCCTTGTATACGATTTATCCAAATCGATTTAATAATATAGACTTCATGCGTAATCGATTCCATGTTAAAAACGGTTTATATTTTGTACATTTAAAGTGTACAGGTTCCCAAATAAGTTTTACGTCAAGTTTCTTATTCCAATATGGAAAGAAATGAAGTAGCTCATTGAGAATTATCAAACTCTCTATCGAGATTTCTCTTGATAAAAAGAGATTGAATAGTTTAGGATGTTGACCATTATATATCTTCAATTGTTCATCAATATCATCATCCAATTTTTCTATTTCATTTGAAAAACTATATGAAAGCGATTGCGTTTTTTTCATCCAGTCACTATATATATGTTCTCCTTTTTGAGTAAGCATTTCACCAATCCAAATTTTTTCATTTTCTAAAAGATTAGCTATGATAAAATTCTTTGGATTTTGCTTCTTAGAAAGCTTATAAAAGAAATACTTGTCTTTTCGCTTCTCAAATGATTCCGGATTTGCCTTTACTTTTCCATTATATTTTATATAATCATAGTTACTCGTAAAATGTCTAGAAAGTGCAAGAAACATTAAATATGTTTCAAATGCTGCTTGAGTGCTATAAATCATATTGGAAGACGAGATGTTTTCTCTAAAAGATTTAGGTCTTCTGCTTCAATACGAATATTTGATTTAATAGATGGAAGAAAGCGTTTAATCATTTCACCAAGAGTTTCTATTTCTATATTATTTTTTTCTGCATAATATAAACAAGATTCGATAAAATTTGAATCAGAATTATTTGCAATTTCACAAATTTCTAAAATCATTTTAGCATTTTTTTTCATTTACTTTAAAATCCTTTATCATAATAAAATATTATACACTATATTCATACAGAAGTAAACCCTATTTCAACACTTTTAAATTATTAGCCCAGTTACTAGCAATATTTTTGACTTCAATAAGAGTTTTGCTAGGATATTGTTCTCTTTTAAAGACATCACCATATTTACTATATTCAATATTAAATCCATTTTGTTCTTCAAAAATATCTGCTCTTAAATTTAGCATACTATCTTCTGAAAAATATGATTGTACTAAAGTTTTCATATTTATTCTTCCTTTTTAATATGAGTTTTGTAATATAACAACGTATTTATAAAGAAATCAGCGCATCTTGGATAATGTACTGGATTAGGACATTGTGGATATTTCTCAAAAAAAGCTTTTAAAAGAAGATTTTCAGATTTCATAGTTTATATACCTTTTAAAAATGATGGGCTTCTGTTCCAAGGTGCCCATCGAACCCGTGAAGATTTATCTTGCTCCTCCTCAATATCCTTTAGATATCGATATACGGGTTGTTTGAGTATTGCACGAGCATCCTCCACCATTTGTTCATCACACAAAGCAGCTACTTTTCGTGCTAAATCGTTTAACAAAACCTCAGCTGCTTCCTTTTTAGAGATCATACTCAATCCTCGGACAATATTTGTCTCTATGTGAGAGATATTTCATCATAAACAGGGACGGCTGTTTTTCTTTTTTGTTCTTTAATGGTCGATTAAGCAGATACACTGCAATACACGCTACAATATACGCCATTCCCAAAAGTATCAGTACCAAAT